AACGGCAGCTGGTCGGGACCCGCGGTCGTGGGGTAGACATCCAAGGGCTGGAGCTCCCGAACATACGGCCGCACCACGAAGTTCTGGTCGCGGGCCATCAGGTAGATGTTCTCCTGGCCCGTGGCCTGCGGCTTGACCGAGGCGTTGGTGCCGACGTAGGCCGCCGGGCCCTGCGCCGGGACGGTCGCACCGTTCTTCGGGGTGAGCTTGGCGCCGTCGTCGACGATGCTCGTGGTCAGGACCGGGGTGACGCCGTCTGCGGCGAGGCCGACCGTGGCGTCGACGTAGCCCAGCAGCGTCTCGGTGCCGGTCGCGGTGCTGCGGTACACCTTGTACAGGTTCGGCTGGGAGCCGTCGAGACCGGCCGGGGTGGAGAACGACAGAGTGACCGTCGACGTCGAGCCGGTGGTGACCTGGGAGACCTCGGTCGAAGGCAGCACCTCGCCCTGGCGGGCGATGACCGGGACGATCTGGTAGTAGTACGTCTGCGCGGCCAGGGTGCCGCCTGTGGTGGCGGTCGCCGTGGTGACGGTTCCCATGCCGAACGCGCGAGCCGACAGGAACGACGACTTGATGATCGGGACGTCGCGGTAGGTGGGGACGTTGAGGCCGCCCGCGACCTGGACCTTGTCGGAGAACCGCTGCTGCGCCTGCAGGAGCTGCGCGACCTTGGAGGCGGCGGTGGGGCTCATGACGAGCATCCACTGCTGGTCGTAGACGCCCATGGCGGACTGCTGCTCGACCATGTCGATGAGCTTGTCGAGGGCGCCGAGCGACATGGCGGCGTTGAAGTCGATCGCGTTCTGGCTGGTGCCGGAGAACGTCGACGCGAGGGAGTCGAGGCCGTCGAACTGCGGGTAGGCGCCCAGCGAGGTGGATGCGCTGTTTCCCCACAGGATGGCGTTCTCGATGTCCCAGTACAGGCCCTGGATCGCGCCCTCGACTTCCTGTGCCTTCAGGTCGCCGATGAGGCCCTTGGTGACGGCCTGGGAGTAGCCGGTGACGGCGCCGACGGCCTGCATCTGCCGGATCGTGTACTGGTTCTGCACGTAGGTGCTGTTGGTGACGGCTCGGGCGCCGCCGTCGGTGACGAAGCCGCCGGAGGCCCTCGCCGTGCGCTGGTTGAAGTAGTAGACCGTCGAGTCCCACTTGCGGGTGGGGATGGCCCGCACGAGGGGGGCGTAGCGCCGCTGGTACTCCAGCAGCATCGGGTCGACGATCGTGGGGACGAGCGGGGCGGCACCGGATGCGGTCAGGGCCTCGCGGAGCTCGTTGGTGGTCATGGGGTGCCTCTTTCGGCAGGAAGGGGGAATGGCGAAGCCCCGCGCACAGGGGTGGCGGGGCTGGGCGACCATCACTGCCGAAGCGGCACCAGCGGCTGCTGGCGGTCAGGTGGTTCAGGGGGCGCCGGGCGACGTCGGGGGTTACTCGGATTCGCCGCGGCCCTTGAATACCGCGCCGGTGACGATCGGCGCGATGTGCTGGCGCCATTCGTCCTGCGTGTACTCGTGAAGCGGCTTCGCGGGGGCGCCTTCCGGCAGGCCCGGAGTGGCCGGCGCGGTGCCGTCGGTCTCGGTGACGCTGGCGACGAGGCCCTTGCGGGACGGGCCGCCGGTCGTCTCGACGTGCTCCTGGATCGCCTTCGGCAGTGCGGCGGCGACGCCTTCGGAGACGAGGCGGGCGATGCGCTGGTCCTCGGTCTCGGCGACCTCGGGGGCGGCCGGGGCGGCTTCGGCGACAGTCTCGGCCGGGGCGGACTCGGCCGCCGCAGGCTTCGGGGTCATCGCGGTGACGAACCCGGCGAGCGCATCGCTGAGCTTGTCGATCTTCTGGCCGAGGGCGTTGATGCCGTCGGTGCTTCCCGGGGTCTCGGCCGCCGGGGTGGTGGTGGACTCCGCCATGGCGGGCTCCGTTTCCTGGGTGGGGACGGCGGCCGGTGTCTCCGGCGCCGGGATCTGGGGGGCGGTCTCCATCGCGTCGTCGTCCTCGTCGTCGACCGTCTTACAGTGCATGCAGGACTCGCACTCGCACGGGCAGTTGCCGGGGGTCTCGGGGATGGCGCATCCGCAGCCGCACGGGCAGGTGGTGCCCGAGGCGGTCGCCGGTTCACCGTCGTCGTTCGGCTCGCCAGGGACGTCGACGTCGGCGTCCATGTCCGGGTCGAGGTTCGCCAGGGCGTGACAGGCGCCGTCCATGGCCGCGCGGCCGACGGCGTCGAGGTCGTGCGGGTCGAGGCTGTACGAGGTCACCGTCACGGTCGTCGGGCCGTTGGTAAGGGAGACGTAGAGGTTCCCGGCGTCCGCCGAGTCCATGCCCCAGCACTCGGCGAGCGCCTCAGTGACCGAGGCGGCCGGGTCGATGAGCCAGCCCTCAGCGGTCGCGACGGTCACGCCGAAGCCCTTCAGGGCCTTGGTGATCCGCTGCTTGATCCGCTTCAGCTGCGCGGACGTGTACAGGCGGGCGTTGTCAGCCTGGTTCACGTATGACCAGGCGCTTTTGGCGTGTTGCTTGGAATCGAGGGGGTACCGCTTCTTCTTGTCCTTCTGATACCCGGGATCGCCGTATGTGACGTCGCCGTAGGGCTTGGTGGAGTCGCCGCCCTTCGCGTCGGCCTCCGTGACGGTCGCTGTCACCAGCGCCTCCTGCACTGACTCGGTGATGAGCACCCGACCATCGGATGCAGACTCCGCCGGCGCCGTGCCCGCGGGGGTGAAGCTGTCGACGCGCGCGCCGACGACACCGGGCTTGCGCGTGAAGTCGAGGCCGTCGAGTTCGAGGTCGTCGGCCGTTTCGACGGGCGTGCCGTCGGGGCCCGGCTGACGCCGAACCTTGCCGACCCAGGCCCCGCGGATGGAGACGCCCTTGAGGAAAGCGGGGCCCTTGCGGGTGTCGACGAGGGACGCGATGTTGCGGGCCTCGTCGGTGTCGGCGAGGTCCGCGGTGTAGGCGGCGCTGCCGTCTTCGAGCTGGTTGATGCCGGTGAGCCGGCCGACGATCTGGGTGGAGTCGTCGTCTGCGGCGTGATGCGTCAGCATCGTCAGAGGCGCACCGTCCTCGTCGATGCGCTGCTGGGCTCGCTTCACCGCACGACCGATGGTTTCGGCGGTGTAGAGGCGGCCGTTGCGGGAGACGCCCGGGATGAGGGCGATGCCAGTGATGGTGCCAATGCGGGCGGCCACGCTGGGCCTCCTCTCGGGGTCAGGCGAACCAGGCGGCGAAGTGGGCCAGCGAGACGTCTGCGGCGTAGCAGCAGCGGCAGACGGGGTGGAGGGGCATTCGGGGCGCGTCGAGAATGTTCCACGGGCTTCCGGCCTCGGCGTCGATGCATGCAGGACAGACCCTGCCGTCGCCAGCCGAAATGATGTCGATCTTGAGGACGCCTTCGGAGCGGTAGAGGCTGAGGGCGCCTTCGTCGGCGGCGATGGTCATGGCCCAGTCGACGACGAACGCGACCGCGTCGACGTCGCTGCCGGTGAGGACGTCCATAGCCGCGTCGATCATTTCGTCGCGGGTGGCGCCGTCTTCTGCGCCGTTGGCGAGGACTCTGCCGAGGTCTCCGGCCGCCCGGTCGATGGTGCGGCCGAGCCATCCGTCGGCATTGCCCCATAGTTCATCGAGGCGTGCCAGCGACTGGTAGGCGTCGTGGAAAGCGATGTTCCAGTCGAGGCCGATCCGGCTGGCACGTTCGGCCGCGATCGCGACCGCGTTGACCATGCCTTCGGCGCGACCAGCAGCAATGGCGTCACGGATCGCGCCACGTAGGGCGGCCCAGCCTGCCAGGTCGGCGATGGCGTGGAGCATGGCCTTGGCGGCGGCGAGTGCTTCTGCGCGGATGCTGGACTTGTCGGGGTCCTGCGCTTCGGTGAGCCCGACGCGCTGCCGGAACCGGTCGACCATGGCGGCAACGGCGTCGCGGTCTATGAGCTGTCGCCATACGTCGGCGACGGCCTGGGTGTGCTTGGCCTGCTGCTCCTCGCGGCGTTGGAAGAGCAGCGCCCACATCCCTTCGAGTTTCCCGAGGTCGATGGTGACTTCGAGGATGCGCGGGTCGTCGGCGTGCTCGACTGCGGTCTGGACGGCGGCGACGCTCGCGACCCGCACCCTCTCCGTCATCGGGCCGCCGGACACCGCCCATCCCGCGGCGAACGCTTCCCGGGCCGTGGCCGCGAGGGGGTGTTCGAGGGGCGTATCGGTGCGGTCGGTGCCGTGGACGGCTGCCAAGGCGGTGAATTCCACCGGCTGGGCGTCGAGGCGGTCGAGCGGGGAAGGGTCATCGGCTTCGAGGTAGGTAATGGTGAGGTGAGCGGTGTAGCCGTGATCCCGTGGGATCTCGATGCCCCGCTCAGTGAGCGCGTCCAGCGTGTCGCGGCGTAGGTCTTCAAGGTCGGCGGAGTCGATGAGGGCGACGATGACGTCCTTGTCGCCCCCGGTGAAACGGGCCAGCCCGGAGAGCTGCGCCTCGATCGGCTTCCTGCCTGCCAGCTCTTCGACAACCTCGCGGAACTGATCGCCATCGATGTCGGCCGCGTCCCCGAGGTAGGCGACCGTGACGTGCATTTCTTCCGGCGGGAGACCGCCGTCGACCGCGAGCCCCTCGGCTACATCGGCGGGCGGGTAGAGAGCGATCATGCAGCCGTCGGAGTAGTCCGGAGACGCCACGCTCGCCTCCTGTCGGTCAGCCGATCCGCTTCTTGATGAGCGCCGCCACGTCTTTCGCCCGCAGTGGATGGTTCGGAGGATCCGGCAGGGGCCACAGCGGGCCCGGGTCAGGCGGCACGCTCATCGATACCTCCCGGCAGTCGGGCTAGGGCCTCCCGCAACCGCCGCTTGTATGCAGCTTGCAGGGACTCGACGGGCGGCGGTTCCTTTTCCGGATCCGCAGGCTCGGGCGGCTCCCCTGGGGGCGCCTTGCCCGCGAATGCCGCGAGCTGGGGTGGCACCGGTGCCGGTTCGGGTTTCTCCACGGTGACCGGTTCGCCGTGAGCCGGGTCGCCGGGCTCCAGGGCGGTCCCCTTGAGCTTGTTCGCGATGCCGGCCTTGGATGCGGCGTCCATGTCGGCCCATTTGACGAGGTTCTCGCGGTCGACGAGTACGGCTTGGTCGCCGCCGTCGACGGGGGGTTCGCCGATGTCGGCGCGGTAGCGGTCGAGGGTCCAGGAGCCGTTGCGGAGCCGCATGTCGCGGATCTTCTCGACGGTTTCGCTGTCGCGCATGTCGATGTCGCGGAACTTCAGCTTCCAGCCCTCGACGTCGAAGCCCAGCTTCGCGAGGTGGAAGTTGAGGGCTTCCAGGACGAGTTCAGCGATGGGCTGACACGTATTGATCATGAAGGTGCGGTCCTGGGCTTCCCCCGTACCGCCCCCCAGGTTCCCGGACTCGATGATGCCGACCTTCGCGGGCGGCACCCCATACGAGGCGATGATCTCGTCCCGCTTCTGATCCAAGTATTTCAGGTAGTCCATCGTCCGGGACTGCGCCAGCTCCTGAATCTGCGCGCCGCCCTTGGTGGAGATCGGCGTCCCGATGTTGCGGGGCCCGATGTTCCGCTGCTGGTACTGCGCATTCCACCGGTTGATGTCCGCCGTCGAGTTGGAGGCCGGGAAGTCGACGTGGATCTGCGGGGGCGCACCCTTGCGGAAAATCTCTTTGCTCGTGGCTGCGGCGAACAGCCACGCGGTGATCGGGAGCATCGCGGCCTGCGTCGGCGACACCCCGAACACGCTCGAACGGGGCGCGTCCAGCGAGATGTGGATGACCTCGCGCGGCTCGAACGTTGCCCGCTGCCCCGCATCCGTGATCTGCACGTAGCTGGTCACGTTGCCGTGCTCGTCCGTGATCGGCAGCATGCTCGGGCAGTCCAGCGTGTACAACGCGACCGGCTGCTGGCCCAGCCACACGACCTCGACGAACGCGTCACCGAAGACGAGGAGGTCGATGATGACGCCGCGGAGGATCTGCCGGATGTTCTCCCGCGGATTGCAGTAGCCGATCATCCGCTCGAGGAGCAGCACCTGCTCGGGCTTGTCAGGCTCCTGCTCGCTACCCTGCCCGTCGTCGGAGTCCCAGTCGGTGACCAGCCCGCCCGCGGTGATGGTGCGGGCAATGGCGTTGATGCTGGCCCACGCCCACGGGCAGGAGAGGTACGCCTCGTACAGGGACTGCAGCATGGAGCGGCGGTCCGTCTGGGTGGCGCCGCCGAGGCCCTGGTTGGACTCGGTGAGTCCGCCGGGGCCGATGCCGTAGACGTAGCCTTCCCGCTCCGGGAGCTTCGCCGGGGCAGTCTCCAGCACTTCAGCGCTGCCGGTCAGGCCCTGCCACCAGGTGCGTAGGCTCACGGGACTTCCACCGTCCCTCCTGGCCTCGGGCCCTCGTCATCGTCGAACCACCAGGCGTCGTCGGCGGGCGCGGTCTCGGTCGGCCGGTAGGCCATCGTCGGCCCGAGCGGCTTGAGCAGCTCGGTGGCGGGTTCTGCGGGCAGCTCGTCGAGGATGACGAGCTCGGGGCCAGCGCCGAGGTTGGAGAGGAGATAGCGGACAGCGTCGGCCGCGTGGTCGTCGGCCGTCGTGTCAGCGTCTTCCGGGTCGCCCTTCGTGGCGTGCGGCAGGTCCGACAGCTCGCGGTACAGCTCGGTGACGGTCGAGAAGATGTGAATCTTCGGGCAGGTCTCCCAGCCCTGCGCCCGGTGGTGCGGGCACGCCGGGGCATCCGCGAGGTAGGAACGGACCCGCTGCCAGCCGTTGACGCGAGAACCAGCCCCCTTGCCGGCGGGGGCGAGATGCACGCCGTTGTCGGCGTACACCGAGGCGATGGGCTTGGCATCACCGCGGGTGGCCCACATGGCGTCGTCGGCGTACCGGACGGCAACGTGCTCGCCGGCGGCTTCGGCGGCGAGGATCTGCCGCGCCTGCTCGGCCTCGCCGACACCGCGCCGGTAGATCTCCCGGTAGATCCAGACCCGGCCGTCTTCGTCGACTGCAGCCCACAGGACTGCCCAGGGGGCGGCGAAGCCCCAGTCGATGCCGTTGTACCGCTTCCACGTGGCGGGCAGAGTGATCGGTTCGATGACGTGCCGGTCGCGCTTGACCTCGCTGAACATCATTCCTGCGAACACATCCCAGTCGCCGTCGAGGAAGGCGGCCCGCAGTTTCTCCGGGAGGGCCTTGAGGTCTTGGGCGTACTCGGGGTTGACGTGGGGGTTGTCGCTGAGCTTGGACGGGATGAACCGCACGGTGCGTCCGCGCCCGTCGGTGATGACCTGCTTGCCGTAGTTGGTGGGCTTGATGTAGCGGGTTTTGACGGCGCCGTGGCCGGGGCCGCCGGGGTTGGTGCCGGAGCGGATACCGAGGACGGGAATGTCGCGGCGCCCTGAACGCAGGCGGGACTCGAGGAAGCTGCACACGTCGGGCGGGGTGAGGGTCCGCTCGTCGAAGATGAGCAGCTGGTACTGGCCGCCCTGGCGTCGGGTGGCGTCCTGCACCGTCTCGGCATACCGGAACATGATCAGGCTGCCGTTGGGGAACCGCAGCTCGTACTCGGTGCCGTTCCAACGGGCGCCGAGTTCCCTGGCGAAGTTCAGGTTCACCAGCTCGGCGATGAGCGACTCTTTCAGCTCGCCGTAAGTGCGGCGGAACGCGCCGACCCGCAGCCCCGGATACTGCATGCACTCGCGGATCGCGTGCGCGGTGAGCGCCCGGGACTTACCGCCACCGGCGGCTCCGCCGAACAGGACGTCGAACTCTGTCGCAGCGTGGAACTCGCGCTGCTTCGTGGTCGGTTCATAGCCGAGGTCGCCGAAGATGTCCTTCGGCTCGAACGCTTTGGCGGCAAACTCGGCCCACGTGGCGGTCATCAGCCGCCTCCCCGGTCAGGATGCGAGCGCCCGCAGATGACGCGGCACCACCTCGGGCACGCGGGCCTGCTGCTCGGAATTGAGATTGAGATCAGCGAGGATCGCCCGAATGGCCTGAGCCACCAGTGAGCCCTGCTGCTCCGCCAGATGAACTCGCCGCTCCTCGATGCCGGCCCGGATGGCTTCCGAGCAGACCTTCACCAGGTGGGTGCGTTCCTGCTGGTACAGCTTGAGCCAGACGTTCGGGACGGCTTCCTCGGTGACGCCGCGGTCCTCGCCGCCGGACTTGCGGCGGGTAGTTCCCCACACGAGGCCGTTCTCGGCGTCAGCACCGGCGTCCTCGACGGTCTCGATCTCTTGGACGCGTTCCCGCAGCCAGGCCACGTGTCCGGCGGTCCACTGCACTTCTTCGAGGAGTGCCTCGGTCGCGGTTGTTTTGATCTTCCGGCCATACGTTTCCGCGAGTACTCGGGCCTTCTCTTCGGTGACGCGCCGTTCACCTGCCTTGATGCTCTGCGGTGCGGCGCCCCCGTGGTACCTGCAGACGTTCTGTCCGGCCATGGCGACGGCTCCGCACTGGCCGCTGGTTGTCTTTTTCCGTCCCCAGCAGCGTCGGTTGCCGTCCGGCCGGAACTCTTCGAAGCCCTCGGGAAGCTGCCGCCCGTGTCCTTGCTTGGGCATCACGCGCCCCCCGTCACCCAGTGTTCGGGCAGCGGCGCCGCGGACTGTTCTTCCATGGGCGCGGGCGGGAGGGCTTCGGGCGTGCAGTCACAGCCGGGCAGGTCTGCCTCGTTCGGCGCGGTGCACGAGCTGGCGTGAGTAAGGGCAGCCGCGTCCATCGTGATGGCGTGGGGGCCGCAGGCGTACACGGTGCGGGTCGTGCCGTCGGCGGTCGGTGGCGGTCCGAACTCCGGCTCTGGCAGTTGCGGGTCAGCCAGGAGCCGGATCTGATCACGGCGATCCCGTTCGGCCTTTACGACCTCGGCGAGCTCGTCGTCGGTCGGCCGGCGCAGCCAGTTCACGATGGCAGGCTCAGCGCACAGGACGCAGGCGGGGCCGGACGCCGGCGGCGTGGGCTCGTTGACGGGCGGCATAGCCGGGAAGTCCACGGCATCTCCCTTCAGGTGATGTTGAGCAGCCCGAACGGGATGACGGGAATCTCTGGGTTGTCGGTGATCCGCACCCACATCGTGTACTGGCCTGCGGAAAGGGTCACGGTGCCGCCTGGTCCGACGAGGCAGTGGGCGATGTAGGCGGTGCCGGGTGCGCTGCGGCGATGTGCTGCTGAAGGACGTTGAGGTCCAGGACCGCCGTGACGGTGAACCGGTTGACGCTCGTCTGCTTGATCGGCGCAGTCAGCGGCGCGTCACAGACCGGGCAGGGCACTTGGATGCTGTTGCCGAGGGGAGACGCCACGGTTCAACCTCCACTCAGCTGAATTGGCTGTCGCTGAAGTCGTGACCGCAGGACTTGAATTCGTGGCCGGTCGTCACGCCGTACTGCCTGCCGCCCGGCCGGTTGAGATGGTCGAGCCCGTCGGCCTTGCCGTGGGCCAGGTCGAGCAGCTCGGCGAGGCTGCATTCCCGGCCGCACTCGTCGACGATGGGCCCGGACAGAGCGCGTCGCACCCAGTGCGCGAAGACTTCGTCGCGCGGCCATTCGGGGTCGGCGCGGAACAGGAACCGCCAGCCTGCGGACGACTTGCCGAGGTGGATGCGCTCGGATTCCGCGCAGTGCTCGCAGGCGTTGGGGCAGGACGGGGTGTTCACGTAGTAGTTGGTGCCCATAGTCAGCTCCAGGTCCAGCCGCGCACGTACTCGATGTCCATCTGGGCGCTGGTGTTCGGCTTCGGCGAGGCGCCTTCGAGAGCGGTCTCGTTCTGAATGTCCCAGCTCATCGGCGTGTTGGGGACTGCCGTGGTGCTGTGGCCGACGGTCCTGCCGTCGAGCGTGAGGGTGACGCTGCCGGGCTGCCACGTGATCACCGTGGTGTGCCAGTCGGTCCATCGGGCGCGGGCGTCGTAGGCATCTTGGTCGCCGCCGATGCTGTTGAGGTGGTGGGCGTAGCCGTTGACGCTGCCCGTCCAGTTCCCTTCGGGGAAGTCGATCTCGCAGTTCGGGCAGGCGCTGTCTGTGACCGGCCATAGCAGGTGCGCGCTCTTGTAGCCGACGGCAGCTTTGGAGACGCGCCATCGTTCCTCGTACCGGCCGTATCGCTGCCCCATCAGGGCCTTGGGTACGACGGTCGCGGAGTGGACGGGGCCGGATGCGCCGCGCCACATGTGGATGTGCAGTTGCCCACCCGAGATCCACAGCGTGGACGCGGGGTCGTAGTAGCCGCCGACCGGGTAGTGGCGCTGGGTGGCCGTGTCGGGCCAGCCCGCGGGGTATGCCCACCAGGCGGCCCGCACCGAGCCCGTGAGGCCGCCGCAGTACGCCTTCGGAGTGTCCGTGTTGTGGTCGCAGTCCGTGAAGCGGCCCTTGGCGACGGGGGTGTTGAATCCGTCGGCATAGCGGAGGCGCCAGGTCGGTGTGCTGCCGGCCGCGGTGGGCGCGGTGAAGCCGACGAGCAGGAGGCCGGCGAGGAGTCCGGCGGTGGTGAGGATGCGGCGCATACGGCCACCTCCTCACGTTGCAAGTCCCGCCGCCCGTAACGGGGGCCGATCGGGCGGCGGGACGTCAGGGCGGCATGAGCGGACCGCCCCGGTCTAGGTGGTGTGGCCCGCCGCCGACTGCGACCCTCGACGCGGCCAGCGGCGGACGGCTATGCGGCTCAGGCTGCCCTGTCGT